TTATAAGCTCATATTATAATAATTGATTTCGCAGTAATTTGCAATAAGAAGAAAGCGGCACAAGTCAAAAACAAGCCCGCTTTCTTCTCTATGATACATCCCCGTATTAAGACCAAAAGTATATTTATTCCTGCCGCACGGGTCCCGGCAATTCGCCTGCGCGGATCCCGGCAAAGTGCGCCCGATCATGCAATATAAGCCGTTCCGGCTCCGTTTGCGGCGCATATATAGCCCGACGGGATTTCGACCCACACCGACCCGTCTTTTCCCATTTTCACGCCCTGCACCGTTACTTCCGTACCTTTTTTCAGCAATGCCGCGCCCGCTCCGTCTTTGTACGCGTGTTTTCTTCCGTCTGCGGTAAGTTCCGCAAGCGTTTTCTTTCTTCCGCGCGGCTCTGCGCGGACGTACATATTGCTTTTAAGTGTGTACGTCCTGCCGACCGTGTATAATACGGGTATCGGCTTTGGCATAGCGGGGGCTTGCGCTTCGAGGTTGTCCCATGTGGTAAGTCCGTATTTTTCAATGATAGAAATTACGCTGTTTACCTCGGTCGAACTTGTCATATATCCCGCCGCCTTGATCTGCTTCATCTGTTTTTTGTAGTCCGTGCCTGCTTCTACGCCTTTATAGATGTTTGTATTTAATAGCTCATAGAAATTAAATACACACTGTTTCATGCTGTCGTAGGCACGGAAAGCCGCGTTGATTGTCGTATGTACCCCGACTGTGTATTCTTCGCTTGTCTTGCTTGTGAAGAACTTCCCGCTCCAATATTTCGTCGCCGTATTCCCGCTGCCTACCTTATGCCCCAAATAGGAATGATGCTTGCAGCTTCCCGCCGTTCCGTACCCGCATTCAACACACGCCATGCCGACCGCGACGGAAGGAAGGACTTTCCCTAACTCTTTGTGCGCTTCCTGCGCAATCGGCGCGATCTGTGCGATAAAGTCTTTAATCTGCGCTTTCGTTGCCATTCTCCGCACCTTCTTTCTTTTCTGCTGCGATCGGCTTTATTCTTTCAATCTGCTGCGCCAACTGCAAGACTTTGTCGTATCCGATCATGGAAGCAACCCAAACCGCCGCAATCATAATACATAAGCAAATGATATTGTTTACGCTCCACGGCACGCCCAAAAGCATATAGACTGCTGCCGTACCTAACCCGCCGATTACTGCCGCGTCGATCAGCGCAACCATGTTCGGGCTATATGCTTTTCCCGCGTTCTCATACGCTTTTTTGATTGCTTCCGTAAGCAGCGCATTCGCGACCGCCCCGATCGTAAGGATTGTTGCAAATAATGTTACCGTCATGTTTAGCACCTCTTTTCTTTTTTGTGGGTTCTTGTTACTCTGAAAAATCGTCCGCGTTTTCCGTGATCTCGTCCGCGCGTCCGAATTTCTGCAAATTTTCCGCTTTTGCTTTCCAGTAGTAGAAACCATGGGAAGCTGCCGACAATCCATAGGCTGCGGTTATAAGATATTCAAGCGGGCTTGTGTCTTTAAGCACGAAAACTGCAGTAATCACCGCGACCGTGCATATACCCGTTATTCCGTCCGAAACATATAAAAGGGTTTTTGATGTTTCCAATTTTCTTTTTTTTGCGCCCCTGCGCCGCCTGTGCCCTGCCATTACCGTTTTTACCCTCTTTCTTTGTGCGGTCGGTGCGTCAAGTATGTTTCAAGGTCTGCTTTCGCCCGCTGTAATGCTTCCTTGTCGTTCCCGTTTATTGCGTGGGATAATAGCGCAAGTATAGCCGTTTGCGTGACCGCGTTCGCTTCGTCTATGCTGTCAAGACGGCTTTTGTCCGCACTAAAGCGTCTGTCGAGTTTTTTTTCATTTTCCCTCATTTCTTCTTTTATCTTCTCGACTTCATCTTCAAGGGCTGCTATTTTCTCGTCCTGCGCCTTGTTCGGGCTTTTTGCTCTCACAACAATTTTGACAATAACCGCCGCCGCTCCTGCTATAACGGATATTGCGGCACATACTGCAAGAATGCCGTTTATGATGTCCTGCGGTGTTAATGAAATAGGGGTATTCATTGGTTTATATCCTTTCTTTTACGTGCTTCTATGCTGATTCTAAAATATAAAAACGCTCGATTGTGCCAGTCTTTGACCGCCTCATGTCTTCCCGCGCCCTTCCGCGCGATCATCTGGGCATTCGGCTTTCGTCGCCGCCCGGACGCTTACTGTGAATCACACACGCACCAGACGCCGGTAATGCTTCGGACGAATGTCGGGTAATTGCGACAAGCCACGGCGCGATCTCCGGCATGATTGCCGTCGCCCCAACACCCGCCGCACATTAACGCAACAAGTGCGTCTAAGCCGGTACTGTAAGCATACCCGTGTCCTGTTGGTGAAATTTTTTTCCACCCCCACGACGCCAATGTCTGATCTAAGCAAAACTCATCGCACCATTTCCAGACATTACCAACAAGATCGCGGATATTAACCGCACTAACCGCATTTTTTACCGACCCGCATTTTGCTCTGGAAGTATTCCCCGTCGCACTCCACGCATTTGTGTTATTTTCGTCCACACCCTCCGGCGACCCGAAAGCAGCTTGGCAAAATTCGGCGTAGGACGGCAATCGTTTTCCGACGCGTCGGGCTTTTTCATTTGCAATATACCAATCAAGCCCCTCCGTTCCCGTGATCGGGTTTTCGCCGTATGCGGATTGCAGCCCGTCCGCTCCGTCGTCGCTCGAAAGATAAATGTCGCCCCATAAGCCGCCGCCGATGTAACACATGCCCGCCGGATCGCATTTCGGGCGGTGTAATACCGTCCATACAGAATTAGGCAAAATCCCGTTATAAACGCAGCTTTCCCAACCGCTGCCGCGTTCCGCTCCGCTGCTGTTTACCGGGTTTCCTTGTTCATTCACGCGCCGCACAACCCCGTAGTGAAAGCCGCCGATTTTGCGTGAATTTGCCGCTGTGTAACCGCTCGGATAGGTTGAGGATTTGGAAACCTTGAAAACCTCGTCGCCGTCCACCGTCTCGTCGCCGTTCGTCGGGTCGCAAATATACACGCAATAGTCCGTCCCGATCTCAAACGCCGCCCCGCTGTCAAGGTCTTCCACCGTAACTGTCATCGCGATCGTTTCAAAAATCGAATTTCCGACCGCCAAAAGCAGCCCGCCCATGATATGAAGCGTGTTTGGTGCGTCTTTTCCGTCTGCGTATATGAACGCCTTTTCGGGTGCCACTATATCGCCCATTGTGGCGAGTTTCTTTGTGGTGATCTTCGCTTTTGCACTTGTCATGCTCTCGTCGTACAAGAAAAATTTAGCCATTTTTTCGTCGCCCCTTTCTTATTCCGCAAGTTCGTCCAGAATTGCGTTAAGTTCGCTTTCTGTTACCCCGTATTTGTCATAAACGGACGGTATTTTTTCAAGTGCGAACGTCTCCGCTCCCTTTGCAACCGCTTTTGATACTGTAATATCAGACGAAACAAGGCTTGTCTTTCCCTGTTCGTCGGGCTCGCTTTCGCCATGCGTGACTGCCTTTACGGTTACAACCGTCGCCCCGACCTTTGCCCTGCTGCCCTCGTCCGCTTCCGCAATATAGCGGGTCGTTACGGTCTTGCGGTCTTCCGATACGCCCGTTATTTCGGCGTTTATGTAGTTCTGATTTTTAATTTTTTTGATCGTTTTCGTAAGGTCTGCCGCGCGGAGCTCTCCCGCCCTTACCATTTCGAGACAATTATAAATGTCTTCTTTTGTTTTTAAGTTCTTCGGAAAATTTCGCATGTTCTGCCCCTTTCTTTATATTTGGTTTAATTGTTCCCGCTTGCCACATACCCGCCGACATAGCCGCCGACGTATGCGTAGCCGTTTACTGTGCAGATATTAAAATCAAGCGTTTCCGTCGTCGTGGTATGATCTATTCTGAACGTATCCGGAATCACGCTATAATTTTCATTTTGTGGCGAAATTGTGTAGTCTCCGTGTTCCGTCAAATGCACCTTTTCACCGTCCATATATTCATAAACCGTGCTTTTCCCCGTATCTGTGTTTATGATTGTGAACTTCTGACCCGTTATATCTTCCTTTGTGTCGTTGATGAAGACAAGTTTTGTCGCAAGGTCTTCTATTGCCGTCCCGATCTTGGCGTTGATATCGTCAATCTGGTTTTGCAACTGTGCCGCTGCCGCTTCACCAATCAGATCACGCATTTCTTCGTACAGATCATCAAAACGCGTTTCCTGCGCCCTTGCATAATCGAAAAACGTTGAAAGCATGGATTGATACGCCGCGTCGCCCTGCTGTTCTAAGTTTGTCATATATGCAACGTATGTTTTGAACTGCGCCGTTATTTTCCCTTGATACTGTGCGAAGTACGCGTTAAACTGCGCCGTAATCTGTGTAAAGTCAATTTCTTTCATTGTGGCGCAAACCCACCCGCACGCGTCCTTATCCATCCGCGTGTCCGTAATTTCTGCCTGTGTAATGCGTATCGTGCCCGCTGCGACGTATATTTCCGCAATTTTCAAATCATAATATGCGCCCTGCCGCACAAGCGGCGACGGCGACGGGTTCGATGAATAACCGCCAGTCTGTACGATGATCTGAATATCGCGTTCGGTATCGTTTCGCCGCAATATGACCGTGTCTATTCTGTCGAGTGTTCCGCTTGCTGTTTCAAGGTCTATTTTTGTCGCACTTATGAAGTTTTTGACCTTTCCCCTAATGTTGCAATACCCGCCCGCAACCGTTACGGTCATATCATCGTTAGCCGTGACCTGTAATTCTCCGTTGAATACTCCTGTTACAAAGAACGGGCGCAGCCAATCCGTCATGCTGTCCGCGTCGTAAACCCTGTCTCCGTTCTTCGAGTTGTAAAAGTATGCGTGATTGTCAGCCATTTTTATCATTCCCCCCAATCCATCGTCTCGGGCAGCGGGTCTCCCAATGTTGGCACTATAAAGCCCCCGCCGTACTCATAAACTTCTTTTACTGCCGTTATACGTTGGTGTGTATAAAGTCCCCACCTTTTTTTCTTAACAGTTACAATGTCGCCCAGATCATAGTCTTCTTTGTATGTAAAATTCGTTTTCGGGTCTATTTCGCTTTCCATGCTTTCGGCTGCCCTCGCTTCATTCAATGCTTCTTCTCCGCGTTGGTATAATGCCGCTCTGTACTGTTCTTTCGTCAGCCCATCTGGTGATATGTCCCGCGCGTCTACGAATATTTCACGAAGATTCAGCCCGCTGCCGCTTCCTACCTTTACAATTTCCCTTTCCGCGCCCTCTCCCTGCCCGCCCACGATCGCAACCGTTTTTAATGCTTGGTTGTTGTATCTGTATTTTGCGTTTGTTAGGTTGCTGTAGCCCTCTGTGAAAATTACTCGCTTATTTTCATTCTGCGCGTAACTGTGATCTGTGCCCTGCATGGTATCGAATATGATTCTGTGTTTGTCAAAGTCCGGGGTAAATCTGTAACCGATCAGCCCGTATTTTGCTATTTTGTTTAGTACCGTCTGCAGATTTCTGTATGTTGCTTGAAAGGATATTGTCTGGTCAAATCCGTGTAATTCCCCCAACTCCACAAGCGGTATTTTATCGCACATCGTAAGCAGTTCCCGCATTACGCTTTCGATTTTTGCGTTGTCATAGTTTACCGTTCCTTCGATAACGCGTCTGTCACAATATGAAGAAAGGAAGCGTCCCTTTATGGTAATCTCGCTTTTTATGTCGCTTTCCTCTTTTTCTATATCCTCGATCACGCCCGCTTCTTTTGCGCCTTTAATGCTTACGATGTTATTTTCTTTGAAAATTATTGGTGAATTTAGATTATCTCTTTAGAAGTTCTTATATGTCGGTATAGCCCGTATTTTCGGGCTTTCCCGGCATTTTAGATATGGGGAGAAGTTCTTATATACCCTCATAACCTTTTAGGTTTTCCCTCTCAATGGTAGTAAAAGAAGTAGTAAATCCGTCTGCGGCTATGCTGCAATCAGCCTTTCCATTTCAGCCCTTGCGGAAGCGAATGTTGCGTGTGCGTAGTAGTTCAGCGTCATAGTGATATTGGAGTGTCCCATGATGTACTGTAACGCTTTCGGGTTCATTCCGGCATTGGCTAAGTTGGTGCAGAACGTATGGCGTAGGGTGTGGGGTGTCATTACTTTCGGTAACGCTTCCTCATGGCACTTGTTATACTTCTTTGCAAGCCCCCGGAACATATTATCATAGCTGGTTGCCGTTTTCGGGCAACCGTCCCGGTTAAGGAAAAGGAAATTGCTGTACCCGTCAATGGTGGTCGCTTTCGCTCCCTTACGGTTCTCCAACACGCGCCCCAACGCTTCATACACTTTTTCACTCATTGGAATTTGTCTGATACCGCTCTGCGTTTTGGGCTTCTCTATGTAGTAGCCCGTTTCTGCGCTCCGTAAAAGCTGGTGGTCTACATTGATTACCCGGCTTTCAAAGTCAAGGTCGGTGTCAGTCAGCCCGCAGAGTTCGGAAATCCTAAGCCCCGTCCCTAACAGTATGATAACCTCGTCACGGTATTTCTGATAGACGCTATCACTTTCCATAAAGGATAAAAGGCTTTCTTCCTGTTCCGCTGTGAGAGGTACTTTCGGCTCTGTGTCGTCCTCGATCACGGTGTTTAGCTGGAAGTCAAAGGGATTTTTCCTTATACAGTCGTCCTGTATCGCTGTGTAAAAAGCAGCTTTCAGAGAACGCTTGTCATTGCTTATGGTCTTATAGGATATTCCCTTTTCTTTCATGCGCAACGCCCATTCTTTCGCGTCGGACAGCTTCACACTATCAATAGGGCAGGAACCAAGTTTATCCGCTTCCAGCAGCTTCATCAGCCGCTCACGCCCTTTTGTGGTGTTGTGCCTTACATTTCCCCGGTGGCGGTTCTGCTTCGCGTAAAGCTCGCAGACCGTCATTTTCTTACCGATTGTGTCTATCCCGTCGTCAAGGTCTTTCTGTATCTCTTTTTCCTTTTCTCTAAGGGATATGTCGTCACGCTTCCCGGCAGGGGTCTTGTCCGTAGGCACTAACTTCCAAGCGTAGACAAATTGCACTTTGCCAAAAGTATCAGTATATTTATAAGCATATCTCCCGTCTTTTCTTTGGCTCTCTCCCGAACGCAAAATGCGGTTTCTGTTATCTCGTCTTTTCTCCGACATTGTTTTGCTCCTTTCCGTGTCGGAAAGAGCCTTGATATGCCTATATCTATTATAGCATATTCAAGGCTCTTTTTCACTATCTTTTTGCTAAATTGCGTCCAGTGTGTCAATGACTTTTTCAAACTGTTTCCTCTTGATCTGAATACGGTTCCCGTTCAAGATCACCCAGCCCGACGTGGGATTTTCTTCTGCAAGTTTCCGCAGCTTGTTTTCCCCAATGCGGAAATATTTTGACGCTTCTTCAATGGTAAGCGTGTATTTTTCCCAAATAGGCACATCAGCATTGTTCATTTCTATAAATCCCCCTTTCAAAATGGGTAAAAGGTTAATAGTTAAAAAGGGGCTGTGATCGGGCGGTTATCAGCATAACCTCACGGGAGTTTCACCCCTGCATGGTTCTCATGCAGCCCTACCCATTGCCTGCGACGCTTTGAACGCTCGGACTGTGGCGGTAAGGGAGTATCATTGTATATTCTGCGCGGTCGTCGCCCGCAAGCTGCTAAACTTGTTCCCCGGCGCGGTGTTGGTCGCTCGGCTGTCCCGGCAGGAGAAATCCTACCGGGATAGCGTCATGGCGCACCCGCCGTATGGCTCGGCGCAAAAGGGACGTACCCGATCTGCCCTATACTGCGCCGCCGTTATCTTGCGCCGCTTTCTTTGTCAAGGTTCAAAACAGGTCAAACATACCGTGTTTGCGGAAAGGGGATCGTAAACACGGGGATATATCAGACCTTGAAATCCAATACCGCCCGGATAAGCCGGGAACGCAGACGGTCGTATATGTCCTGATCTGTCCCGTAATATGTATTACCGCGCTCGTCGCGCATTTTGCGGACAGACAGGGTAAGCATATCGCCCTCGTAATGGCTCAACACAATTTTCATTGCGTCCGGGTCGCCTTTGGTTGCGGCTATGATTACCGGGAACGGCAACAAACCGCGTTCGTCGTGGTCGCTGTTACTGTTCTTCGTCATAGGCTCGTTCCTCCAAATAGCGTTTCAGCAGCTCAAAAGAGCTTGTCCGTCGGTACTGTACCGTACTCCTTGAAATATTAAGGAGCTTCGCTATTTCCGGGTCGCTCATTTCAAAGAAATAATACAGTAATACCGTGTCGCGTTTTTCTTCCGGCAGCGCGTGTATAGCGTCAGCCAAAAGTTTCGGCGTAATTTCCATTCCAGCCACATAAAAAGACTTATCATCAGCTTCTTCATTCGCAAAATGACGGTCAGTTGTGTAAAGCTGTTCTTCTTCCTGCGGCAACAGGCTTGAAAAAGCAACTTCACGCAGTTGGTGGTGTCTTACGTCACGGTGGGCGTTGCTTGCTTCATACTTCAACGCCCGTTTGCAGAAACCGTTAAAAGCGCAACGTATTTCCCATTCGGTACGATTAGGTTCGTTCATGTTCTCACCTCCTTTCGCGTCCGCGAAAGCGGGTGATTGTTTGATTTCCCCTTTCATACCCCACACCACAAAAATTTCAAAAACTGCCAAACGAAAGCAGGTCTTTTTGAAAAATTTTTTGAGGATAAAGCAAAATACGCCCGTCTGCAAAATGCAAACGGACGCAAGGGAATTGTAAGCAGTATTCAGTTGATTACACAGTTCATATTCATGGGTAAAGTATGCCCCGGTGGTGGACGGGCTTTTTTTGATAAATCAAGAATTGGCGAATTTTGTCGATACGGTTTGTGCTTCACGGCGGCTACCTCCTTTCGCCGCCGCTTTAACAAAAACCGCGTATTACTTTAGAGGATAAAAGAAACGGCGGCTTTGATCTCTCAAAAGCCGCCGTGTAAAATAGGCGCATGAAAATACCTCTGCTGTACGACGGCTTTTTTTCTTTTGCCGTCGTGCGGCAGTTTAATGTTGATTTATATATCTTAATTAGTCTATTTATGAAACTTGATGTTTTGCAAAAATCCTACGGGAAATAAAAACACCAATCCCCATAAGTATCAATGCAACTGGTACAGCCATTAGTGCATAAAGTACATTACCACTTATTTGTTCTACCGACATGAGGGAAACAAACTGTGCGTGATACAGTGGCAAAAGTGTAATGATTTTGAATAATGGGCTTGTTTCAGTAACAGGCAGCATGATAGGGAAAAGATAAATTGCAGCAGAAGCGACTAATGCTACCATTTGATTTTTACATACAGCAGACAAAACCAATGTAATACCTGTAATACTAATAGTGTTGGTAAAAGCCAAAAGTATTTGATATTTTAACAATGTACCGCAGGTAATATTAAATGGAATATATCCCTCAACGAAGTCCGCAGGCGCAAAGAGAATACTGCAATCCAGCCCCCCGTTTCCGTACAGTATAAAAGCATATATAAGGTTAATTGCCGATACAACGATAGTTACAATCAATGCGGCTAAAATACTTCCAATGATTTTTGCTGTTGCACATTTTGTTTTTCCGTACTTGCTTGTTAAAATGATATTGTCAACGCCCCCATATTCTCCCGAAAAAACAGGTGCAGTCATAATAGCGACAACTAATGATAAAACTATAAATATTCTTACCATATTTTCACTTGTTTTGAGCCAACCATGTGTATATCCAATCTTGATTTCTTCATTTCCGAATACATCAGAAACACTAAGACCATTCCAGTTGCCATTCATATCAGAAAATTTACGAAACAAAGCCGATTGCAAGGAGTTTTGATAAAGATACACTGCATTCATACCATGCAAATCCTGTGTAGGCTTGAACTCTGCAATCATTTGTTGTACCTTTTCATCAGTTAATATTCCCTCATATTTTTCTGCGACAGACTTATCAATTTCAACGGCTGTCCGCCCTGTACCCTCGCGGTTTTTTCCGTCAAAGGCATACATATTTTGATAAGCCGAAAAACCCAAAAGGAACGACAAAAGCAACAATGCTATTAAAGTAACTTGTGTAAGACGTTTTGAGAATATTTTCCTCAATTCAAATTGAATTAGTTTTTTCATTCTTCTGTATCTCCTTTGAAGTAAAATAAATATAAATCTTCCAAATTCGGTTGCACTTTTACTGCATTTTCCATAGGCGGACGATCAGAAATTATCCTTAATATCGTTTCGCCCCGGTCTGTGTTACGGAGATTGCTTGTATTAAATGAAGCTGCATATCTTTCAGCATGAGCAGCCGGGACAATACATTCCCATACTTGCCCGTTAATCTCCGAAGTAATTTCCTGCGGTTCCCCAAAGTGGATAATCTGCCCCGATTTCATCATAATGATTTCTTCTGCGATAAATTCTACATCTGAAACAATATGTGTTGACAAAATCACAATGCGGTTTTTAGCAAAGGCACTTATCAAATTACGGAAGCGTACACGCTCTTTTGGGTCAAGCCCCGCCGTTGGTTCATCTAAGATTAAAATGTGGGGATCGTTGAGCATTGCCTGTGCAATCCCCAAACGCTGCTTCATACCGCCGGAAAAGGTTTTAATCTTATGTCTGCTTTCAGCAGATAAGCCAACAGCTTCAAGCAGTTCCTTTGATTTTTTCTTTGCTCTTTTTTCACTTAATCCTTTTAGGGCAGATACATACAGCAAAAAATCAAGTGCTGAAAAATCGGGATAATAGCCAAAGTGTTGTGGGAGATAACCTAAAAGATCACGGTACTTTTCATTAAGTCCCACAATGTTTTTACCATTCAAAACAATTTTCCCGGACGTGGGAGTTTGAATATTGCATAACAGTCGCATAAATGTAGTCTTTCCAGCCCCATTTGCGCCTAACAAGCCATAAACGCCATTTGTCAGAGTTATATTCAAATGGTTTACAGCAGTTTTTGAGCCAAATTTTTTGGTCAGCTCGATTGTCTTTAATTCCATATAAAACTCCTTTCTTCACTGAAAGCAAAAATACTCTCCATGTGTTTTCATGGAGAGTATAAAGGGGAATTATCTACTTT